CTCACGGTTGATGGAGCAAATATGGAGATGAAAGCGGTATGAGCATCACCGAGCGCATTGATGCCATCACGCTGGTCCCGCAGGAGCGAATGACGGCGGAGCTTGCAGCACCCAAGTCCGTCAAAATCGAGCTATCGGGCCGCTGTAACTATCGATGCGGCTTTTGTGCACTGCGGATGCGTGATGCTCAGCCTAAAATCAAGGATGACATGGACTTCGGGCTATTTCAGCGTATCACGACGGAGATGCGGGACGCTGGGGTTGAGGAAATCGGTCTATTTTTTCTTGGCGAGTCCTTCATGAATCCTGGCCTTTTGGTCGCTGCTATTGACTGGTGCAAAGGCGAGCTCGGCATCCCCTACGTATTTCTGACTAGCAATGCTTCGCTAGCAACCCTCCCAAGACTTGAAGCTGTCATGAATAACGGGCTGGACAGCCTCAAATGGTCAGTGAATGCGGCTACGCCGGAGCAGTTTGAGGAAGTCATGGGGGTCAAAGCCCGGCTGTTTGAGGAGGCGCTCAAAAACATCGCAGTCGCCTACAAGCTCCGTGAGGCGCGGCGATTCGACACCCGCCTTTATGCCAGCTCCATCCAGTTTGACGGTGAGCAGCAGCAGAGAATGGAGGCTTTGTTGGCGGAGCGCGTTATTCCCTACGTGGACCAGCACTACTGGCTCCCCTTGTACTCCATGGGGAGCTTCGCAACGCAACGAGAGGCTGAGCTAGGGTACCGACCCACTGCGGGCAATCAGGGCCGCATAGGCGCTCTCAGGGCCCCTCTGCCGTGTTGGAGTGCTTTTACAGAAGGTCATGTGCGCTCAGATGGGGGGCTATCGGCTTGTTGCTTCGATGCGGGCGGGCAGTGGTTGATGGGCGATCTCACCAAGGTGTCTTTCATGGAGGCTTGGAATTCGGACAAATTTCGTGAATTGCGCCGAGCACACCTAGCCAGGGATGTGAGCGGCACAATCTGCGAGGACTGTGTGGCTTATGCTTAAGATTTTTGCCGGCTACGATGACCGAATGCCAGCGGGCTTTGAGGTTTTTAGGCATAGCGTGGAGTCACGGGCATCTGGGCCTGTTGCGGTGATCCCGCTCAGACTAGATCAGCTTAGGGACGCAGGTATTTATTGGCGAGATACGGATGGGCGCGCTTCAACGCCGTTTTCTCTGACCCGTTTTCTAGTGCCACATCTATGCAATTATGAGGGTACTGCGCTGTTTGTGGACGGCTCGGACATGCTGCTAACGCAGGATATTTTCAGGCTCACCGTAGACCATGTCCTCGAGCTGCAAGACTACACGGTTATGTGTGTGCAGCATGTCTACCACCCGAAACAGTCAGCTAAATTCTATGGGCAGCAGCAGCATGTCTACCCGTGCAAAAATTGGAGTAGCGTAATGTACTTCAACTGTGCCAAGTGTCACCCGCTGACGCTGGCCCGGGTCAACATGATGCCACCAGCATGGCTCCATCAATTTGAGTGGGTTGACGTTGACCGTGTCGGTGATCTTCCTGTCGAATGGAATTGGTTGGCGGGCGAGGAGGAATATCGCTGGGATAACTACGAGCGTCCTCCGGCTCTCATCCACTACACGCTAGGCCTGCCTGTTGTGCCGGGTGCGGCAAAGACCGAATTCGACAATATTTGGTATTCCGAGCGCCAATGCCTAGTGGACTCTATTGTTGCAGACCCCTCTTTAGATCATGCGACGACGACAGATAGTACAACAGCGGTTTGAGATAGAGAGCTCGGAGGCGTCGAGCTCACCGGACGGCTCGCTCCTGCCACAGCTCAAAGTACAGATGCGGGCATTAATGGCCCGCATTGCTGAAATTTCAGCAGCTCAGTCGACAGTCTGGGATGCGCGGATACGCTCGTTTGGTGATGGAGAGCCCCGCTGCCGGCACTGTCACGCAGTCCAGCACCCCAAGGGCCTGGCCTCGCATGAGCGCTGGTGTATACACAAAGATCCTGCGGATAGAGGGAAGCGCCGATAAGCACGACTTCGCCGTGTAACCTTGAATCAGCACAATAGCTCTAGATTCATGATCCGGAGTTTTCAATGTCCGACTACGGCACCATGCAGGCGCGTATCGCTTCTGAGTTGCGTCGTACTCAGCTCACCGACGAGATCAAATCCGCGATCCAAACCGCGATCCAGCTTGCGGAAGTTGACCGCTACTATTTCAATGAGGCACGGTCTTACACTGATACGGTGGCGGACAAAGCCTACTATCTCCAGCCGACAAGCAGTGACGGAACGGTCATTTTTCAGAATATGGAAAGTTTGACGATTACCGTCAATCAGTCCAAATATCCGCTCGACCCTAAGACGTTTCAATTCATCGATGCTATTGATATTGGTGTTAGCAACACCGGAATCCCGATCTGGTATGCGATCTACAACAATCAATTTAGGCTCTATCCGGTCCCGGACGATGTTTACCGGTTGGATCTTGCCTATCAGCGAAAGCTCGACACGCTCACCGATGGTGCGGACACCAATGCTTGGATGACGGATGCGGAGACGATGATCCGTCAGGCGGCCAAGGCAATCGTGCTTCGCGATGTAATTCGAGGGCAAGACGCAGGGGCAGAGGCGCAAGTTTATGATGGTCTAGCGGGCCGGGCGCGTGACTTCCTAGTCCGCGAGACTACGCGCCGGGTGGGGACTGGGCATATCCAGCCATCTGGGTATCCCACATCGAGCAGGTATTACTGATGAGCCGTTTATTACTGCGTCAAGCGCTGTGGGGGCTTGTGCTATGTCCTTTGCTAGTACTGGCTGAGGTGCGGCCGCACTCACTCGAGCAATATATTGCTGACAACATAGGTTGGCCCGCCTCGATCACTCACGGCAAATATCAGTCGAAATACGAATTCGCATTCATGGATTCCGATAGTGATACCTGCGAATCAGGCTATCCATGGGGTGAAGAAATGGTCTCCGCTGGAATTACAGATTGCTATGATTTGCGGCCACCGAATTGGGCCAATGTGTCATGCAGTGGAAACAGCGCGCAACACCCTACTCTTTCGAATGTCTATATTGTCCGCACGAATGACAAGAATTTCTCAGCAGCTAACAACAGCGGCTACCGCTGGGTATTGGTTTGTCCAGGTAGCTATGTTAGTGAAAACACGATTACTGTGACGGCGTCTGGTGTGGGCTTAGGCGCGGGGGAAATGCGAGTTTATGACTGTCTGGATGCAGATGGGTCTTACGATCCGATGAGGTATGCTGTCACGCGTACAGGGACGGGCGATGAGTGTCATTTGAGGAATATTTATCTACTTGGCAATGGAAGCACGAATGCTAAATATGTCTGGTTTCGCGGGTTTTATTTTGAAGCATCTGCAGGATCGTACTCACAGGCGGCATTCCGAGTCGATGGAGACAATTATGCGGTGGCGCTTTGGAGTGGTCTTGACAATGTGGATATGTATCTGGGCGGGCAGACAGCAGTAGGGAGCGGATATAAAACGTTATCTGGGGCTGTGTTTATTCGGGATTCCAGCCACGTTTGGGCACAGAATGTACGAGCTTTGGATTGTGTGGCCCGTTATAACGATGATGGCGATGGCTTTACCAGCCATAGCGCGTTTACATCGTTTATCCGTTATGTAAATGTCGAATTACGTAATTGCCCGCATCATATTCAGACTGGCAATGACTATGATGGTACATTTTGGCCAGCGGAGGGCCATCGATACGAGAATATTTGGCACCACTGGGACGGTGCCCGGAATATGGACAATATCGACCCGCGTTACTGGGCCAGCGGTCGATCAACGCAAGACAAAATACCTTATGGCGGAGTGAATGGCGGCAATCCTCCTAGCTATGTGAAGGCTGCTGCGGTCACGTCGGGGAATATTGATCCTGCTTTTAAGTGTGACGCGGACAAATTGTCCGCCAACTGTCCGTTTACATGCTCCGAATCAAGCGCGATACCTTTTAAGAGCGCTTCACGAGCCGCAAATGAGCCGCTAAAAGTCCGGCGCACATTTGACCGTGGAGGCAGAATTTCGCGTCGAGATGACAATAACCCGATCTCAGATGAGCCGAGCCCACCCGGGACACATGCTGCTGAATGTGGTGGGTCTAGTGGGTCAGCTGGTGGGAGTGGCGGGGCGGGTGGCCAGCATCGGCCTAACAATCTTTTTTATGATTTACATTTTGGCGTGGGCGCGGCTCCTGGAGTGGAAGCAACCAACTCATCCAATACTAATTTCTCGTTTGGGATCACTATGACAAATTCCGCATTTGTGCATCTGCATGAGCCATGGATGAATAACGTCTACATTGATGAGTATTCCGTCTATTTTATCGATGCAGACAGCGGGAGCGGGGCTGTCGAAGCTGGAGAGCAGGAATTCATTCATTTATGGGGCTCTACGGGGGTAGCGCATGGGTACGACACTGCAACATCTTGGACAGACAGGCAATGGATTGGTCCTTCAACGCGCGGGTCTATGGATATGGACTGCATGGTGATGGTCGACTCGGAAAATGATGCGCCCGGCGATACGGGTGTAGGAATGGACTATTTAGCGAGGTATGGAAATGCCGGTACGCTTAACGCGGCGACCAATATTTACCCCACGTCGGGTACTTATGACAAGAGCGTGCTAAGCGCATTTACCCACATCGTAGAGCCTTTTACAATTATCGCTAATGGGGGGCCTGTAACAACAAAGAGCTGGGACAATCTGATTCCTGCTGTGGGCTCACCGATTGAGGGCCAATGTGCGGTAGCTACACCATGAGGCGCCTGGCTGCGTTAAGTGCGGTGGTAGTCATTTGCGCAATGACAGCGAGTGCTACTGTGCCGACACCTGATAATGTGGATCTTAATCTACAGCCGCGCCCGACATTGGAAACGCTCGGCGGATTTGAGCCTATGCAGCCGGCAAGCGGTACGATTCCCGAAGGCTTGAATGGGATCATTCCAGCAGCAGGGGACGTGCTTCCGATCATACTTCCAGGGTCGACTGAGCTGTGTCGTATCAATTACACCTGTCTTACAGCTCCGACATCGTGTGATACAACGTTGACAGGGAGCGAGACAGCGAGCGAGGTGAATTCTCTGTTAGCTGATGGCGGAAATGGTCCTGTGTTTTGCGTGCCGACAGGTGCGGACTTTACGGCGGCTAATTTTGATATTGCCATCAATCGCGATTGTACAGCGTCGCGTTGCTATATTGTCCCAACAGATATAGCGACGCGGACAGCAAATGCGGCATTTACAGCGTCGCCTAAGATGAATTCTGTTTTTGTGGGCAATGCCGCGCACAATTGGGCGTTTATAGGATTGGACTTTGACAATACAGCAAAGACCAATTCCGGGCATAGCTTAGAGGTGGGCTCGGCAAATGACGTGATCGTCGCGCATAGTGTTTTTCACGAATGGGGGTCAGAGACCACAAGTCTGACGCGTTCAGCATTGCGCTTGCAAAGCTCTGTGCGGCCGACCGTTTATAGCAATATTTTTCATGATTCGCATTTGGTGCCGAGCGCTAATCTGTCTGCAGTAACGTACGTGAGTACAACAGATGCCATTATCCATCGGAATACTGTCTACGATGTTGGGGGTTATGCGCTTGAAAACCTGTCGGCGGGCTCAACAGGGACTAAGATAGTTATCAATCACGCGTATGAGACGGGCGCGAATCGGCTTGGTCCGACTGATAGTGTGCCGCAGGGAGCGGGGTCTCGGAGTTGTGCGCCGGGCGGGTTTGCGATTCGTGGGACAGGCGGGGTGGTTTACGGGAATTTACTGCATGGTTTCCGCCCGCATCGAGCTGAGTGTGCGGGCGCTCAGGGCACTGGAGAAGCGATGCTGTTGGATACTGTGTCGGGCGGCCACGATATTTACTACAACGCCGTATGGGATGCATATCGTGGTATGGGCGGTGGCACAGCGGGGGTACAGACGGGGAGCACCATTTCTGCAAATTTGCTGGAGCTTGTTGACGGATCTGGAGGTGATAGCTGGGACGGTTTCGGTATCGGGACGGGCGATTGGGGGGGAGACGACCAGATCTATGCTTTTAATTCTCTGGTGTGCGCATCTGAGCCTTCTGGAGGCATTGAAATCTATCGAGGCAGCGCGGCGGATTTTGACATGCGCTACAACGTTTTTCGCGGGTGCAGCGCGCCCGGCACACAGACGGGCTCGGCATCATTGCTTAATGTGTATGTCGATAATGGGGCAGCAGCGCATGAGCCACTAGCTGCAAACTGTGATGGGGTGCCGGTCACACAAAGTTGTGACGATAGCGCGAATGCGATCAATTATACCAATTTCGCGATCTGGGCGGAAATTTGCGAGCATCGAGCAGACCCGCAAGCGTGTCTCGTGCATACCTTTGAGGACATTGTCCCTCCAGAGGGCGGCAGCCTAGACAACGAATTTTCATCGCCCACGTACACAGGCGGACGCGGCGCCAGTACGCCTAAGCAAAAATGGGGTGAATGATGGTTGGTGGCGCAGGCACACCCGGTGCAATCCGTCCTGGCGCGGGGGGGCCGGCAGAGGCAGCAGCCACGGCGGGCGCATCATCGATTCACCTTAATTGTGGCGGGACCAATGTTGATCGCACAGATAGTGCGGGCGTGGTTTGGCTTTACGATCTGCCCTTCCTCATAAGCCCCAATCCTCAACAGTTTGCACTGGGGGCGGATTCAGTTTCTGGGATTTCGGCCCCGCTGGACCAAAACGATGTAGCACATCAACAGATGCTTGACGATATGCGTTTTGATGTATCAAGTACACGTCACAGCGGCTCACCCGGCGTGCTTGAGTATTCTTTTTGCGTAGTGGGCAATTTCGTTTACACCTTGCGACTCTGGGGGGCTGAGGTTGCGGGCAGCACCAATGTTACCGGGGGGCGGGTGTCAACAATTAGTTATGATTATGGGGCGGGCACGACCGTCACTTTCGGCACTACCTTTGATATATACGGCTTGGCGGGTGCTTACTATAAGGCAGCAGCTTGGGAGCAACAATTCACCATTACTGCGACTGGGGCGCAGACACTTCGTATTGAGATCAATGGTGGCGGAATCAGCGATTTCAATCCGTTGTTTTCTGCGCTGGAAATCACTGGCAGCGCTCAATCGGTGGTCACGCCAGTAGGTCCAACGGTGGGGCAAGTTTTTCGGAAAGGTTATGTGATTACAACACAGCAGGGCCTGCGGTTTCAGCCAACGGCGGGTCTTAAATCGACGAAAGGGTTTGCGCTGGAGCTAGCCAGTAAGCATGTTGACAAGCCGCTCACTAGTGGCAATGTGTCCATGCTGGGCAATAGTCCTATGTTTAGCACGGGCATAGTGAGAACGCCGGCTTTGGGTATAATAACGCATAAGGGCGAATCCGTTAATGCATTGCTTCCCGCAATGATTAATTCGTCTCCGGCAGAAGGGCGAGTGACAATGTTTGGTGGTCATGCAATTGCAAGGACGCCTTTCCCAACACAGTGGACCGAGTTAGAGCGAGCAACAGCTATTCGCAGGTGGGGTTAGTGATGAAATATGTAACACAAATACTATTGAGTGCATTCATGTTATGCGGGGCGCTTGTCGCGGTAGTGGCGGCGTATGCTGACAGTTATTCTCCAGTATTGACCTGGGAGCATAATGGGCTTGATACCCAAGGAGAGCCGGAGCAGATTGCAAAATGGAGGGTGGCCATCAAATATATAGATGGTGTGGTACTCGAGACACAGGAATTAATCGATGCGGATGGCTCCTTGCGAAGGTGGCAAATGTCCCCGATCCCCATCGGAGAAGGCAGCGGCGGTCATACGGTAATTAGCGGGACTTTGCCAGCGACTTATATTTGGGAGCGGCTGACAGTTGGCGGTGCTGTTTACGTGGATCGCAATTATACCTTTAGCGCGGTGCCAGAAGGCTATCAGGAAATGGATGTTTTGCGCACCGCAAACAGCGACAAAGCCAAGCTCGATAACTCCGTCCAGTTTAATATCAGTAATCCCGAGACCATTTATGTAGCTCACGATAAACGGGTAACCACCAAACCCGCATGGCTTGCCGATTGGACAAATACTGGTGTAACGCTGCAGACAGACGACGCCAGCTTGGAGGTTTATAGCAAGGCGTGGCTGGCAGGGGCTGTGATTCTAGGGGCAAACGTAGATATCGATGCGGGTAGCGGAATATCTATGTACGTTGTCTTGGTTGATTCTCAGGCAAGCGGGGAGCTGGCGTACGATGTCGACTACACGGTTGAGCTCGTAGCGATTGACGCGGACGGCAATGTGTCAGAGCCTGACACGGCAGCTATGCGGATAAGCAGGAATGTAATCCCGGAAGCGGTGTTTAATCTGGATGTTGAGGTGGCATGTCCTGACGGGATTGTTTGCACGGTGATTATTAATGGTGTAGAGCAATAGGAGACAGAAATGGCAACTTACGAGCATCTGGCGAATTTGGACGATGGCGCCGGAAATGTAGTCGATAAGGATCTATTCCGGAATAGGATAGGGGTGGCGGCCGGGATTGTGGCCCAGGAAGTCAACGCCGACCCTGCAGCGAATCCCACAGCGGGGGCCGACGTGACCTTACAAGGGCAGAGAAAAGAGCTAGCCTCTATGGTGGTGTCGCGAGGACCCGAAGATGCGGGCGATCTATTTCTCTGGGCCGTTATCTTCGCCAATGATACGGCTTCAATTGCCGCGATCCGTGATGCCACGGATGGAGTGATCAAGACCAATGTTGAAGATATCTGGGATCTGATCGCGGAATCCTCAATTGTCAATCCACCTCAGGCGGTGTAAGCCATGGCCACAAATGATCTACAGCTTAAACAGGGCACATCCGTTACCTGGTTGTCTACTGGCGGATCTGCTGTCCTGGATCACGGCGGCACTTTCGCCGATGGCGAGGCTTATATGGGTGCCGAGCTTGATCTGGGCGCAACATTCGATGCAGCGTTTGCCGTATATGCCACAATCGATACTGGCGGGACTGCACCGACTGCGGGGAATATTATTGAGTTTCGGGTGACTACGTCTTACGACGGGACATTGTGGGGGGGTGGTGTAACGGGGTCAGCAGCACAGTATAAATCAGGGGAGGAAGATGAATGGGCATCGGGTCTTGATCCATTGGGTGTGATTGTTTGCACAAATGATGCTAATACAAATATCACTCAGCTAATCAACCCGACGTGGGTGCCATCAGGTCGGTACGTTGTTCCCGTCGTTATTAATCGTTCTGGACAAACACTGGGGGCCGCTGCCGATTTTGAACTCCGTTTAACACCACTGATTTACCACCCCGAAGCGTAACGCGCTGCCATGGCGCTAATCCAATACCGATTGCAGGAGCAAATGGCAAGTGCCTAAATTTGTACGCCGCTCCCCTATTTCGACTGATGCCCGCGGGCGGATTAAGCCGCGGAATGCGGAGCTGAATCGTCGTCATCCCCACGCTCAAGACTTACACCTTTATGTGCCGATTGATTATCAGTCACAAACTTTCGGTGATTCGGGGACCAGTGGGCATGATAATATTATAGAGCTTGTCCAAGGACAACCAGCCGAATATCCTTCAAAGCGTCCAAAAGCCTGGCTAGCCAGCTATGAAGGGCGCCAGTCGGTCATTCTTGTCAATAACGAAGCGGGGTTTCGATATCAAAAACTTGCTTTCCCATTGTCTCGCTATTCAATGGCGGGGCTTACAGAATTTACACTTTCTATTTGGGTTAATTTAATCACGCAGGGAGCCGCTGATCAGGGGCGCTTTTTTGCTTCTGGGGCCGGTACTGGTGGCGGAGGTATCAATTTACACCCCTTTAGTTCTAGTACCAATAGCATTTGGATGCAACTTAGTGGCGATTATGCTTCTGCATCGAATTATTTCGAAACCATTCAGATTTGGACTTGTGTCACAGCCACAATGGCAGATGGTGTAGCCACCTTTTACAGGGACGGCGTATTCTTCGGTGAAGAAACAACTACATTTACTTCTGTAGTACCAGAAACCGACACTTATATGCATATTGGCAATAGGACAAATAATCTGCGCCAAATGAATGGCTATTTTGAGAATGCTCGAATTTGGCGCCGCTGTTTATCCGCGAGAGAGGTTTGGGATACATACGCTTTTCCATATGCTTCTCTTTACCCTTCATACCAGGTATTTATTGGCACACCAGGAGCCGCTGCGGAGGTAGTTGATACGCCAACCAGTGGTCTTGTTACGCTCAAAGGCAATGCCTTTGACACTCAAATTGCCGTCAAGCCCGATCTTATCGCTGGAAATGTCTCACTCAAGGGTAATGCCTTTGACACCCAAATTGCCGTCAAGCCCGAACTGACAACAGGAATTGTTGAATCAAGGGGCCATGCATTCGATACCCAGATAGCCGTAAAGCCTGAGCTTACCTCGGGTCTTGTGAATCTTCTCGGCCAACCAATCGAATTTGGCGTAGAGCCGATCAAGAGCCCAGCGACGGGTGTGGTTACGTGCAAAGGCGAGGCTTTCGATACCCAAATAGCCGTCAAGGCTGAATTGACAACAGGGATAGTCGAGAGCAAAGGGGAAGCTTTTGATGTCAGGGTACATGTTAAACCTGAATTAACTACAGGCATTGTCGAGAGCAAAGGTGAAGCGTTTGATACCCAAATCGCTGTCAAACCTGAATTCATCACGGGCATTGTCGAGAGCAAAGGCCACCAGCCCGACACAACAAAAGAGGTTGATGTCGGTCTCACAATCGGAATCGTCCAGCTTTACGGATGGCCCATCGAGGCCAAGCCGGCAGAGCAAGCCGCCTCCAGTATCCATATCAATGCAGGTGGAGATGGGGGCGACGATTTAACTGACAGCGCGAGTGTCATTTGGCTTTTCGACGGCCCATTTCTGACTTCGCCGCAAGATGAGAGATTCTCAAGCAACACCGCGTCGATGTCGGGCATTGTTTCGCCGCTCGATCAGGGCGACGGAGTGCACCGGCAGTTATTGGCGGATTCTCGGTTTGATACATCGAGCACGTTGAATGCGGGCTTGCCAGGGCTGCTTGAGTACTCTTTTAGTCTGGAAGGCAATTTTATCTACGATCTTCGTCTCTGGGGGCACGAGGTTGCGAGCAGTGGCAATGTGACAGGCGGCCGGGTGATGTCGGTGGCCTATGACTACGGTGCGGGTACGACCGCCACATTCGGTACAACGTTTGACCTGTACGGGCTGGCGGGCGCTTACAAAAAGGCGGCGGCGTATGAGCAACGCTTTGTGGTCACGGCGGAGGGTGCTCAGACTCTACGTGTCACGATCCAGGGCGGCGGGGGCACGGATGTCAACCCGCTGATATCCGCTCTAGAGGTCACCTCGGCGGGGAGTGCCAAAGTCCAGATCGATGATGCGATGTCGGGCAGGCTGACCTATACGGGCCAGCAGCCCGATACACAATTCGGAGCCGTTAAGAAAACGCCCACGACCGGAGCGGTGGAGTGCAAGGGCCAGCCTATCACGATGGCCATTATCCACTATGCACAGGTCACCACGGGTGTATTGACCTACAAAGGGCAGCCTGTTGAGGTTTTTGCACCTCATTCGCCGACGCAAGGGGTCATTACTCACGCTGGCGCTACTCCGGAAGTCCTGCGCCAGCGGGTATTTACGCCTTCCATTGGGTCACTGATCCACCTTGGCGGTGTACCGGATGTCAAGATAGGCTCAGCAACAGTCGTGACGGACACGCCTGTTGCGGGTGCCATGCTGCATAAAGGCGCAGCCATCGTCGGAGAAATTTTGGGTGCGTGGACGCCGCGTGATAGAGACACAGAGACCAATTGGACAGAGGTAAAACCAGATGGCTAATACAGTCGTAATTTTTGACTCATGGAAACTGGCCAGCGGGCGCGGGCTAGTCAATGCCAGCGCTACACATCGGATGTACCTATTGAGCACTGCTCCAACGAATATCGATACGTCGAGCTTTGCGAATAGCCTCTCAGCCTTAACGGCTAAATCTGCTAGCAACCGGGCGGGTGTGCATGTAGCGGGCGCAGCAGACAGGCAAATGGCTAGTGTGCTGTGGACAAAAATCTCAGATGGTGTTATCCGCTGGGATGCTGCCGACATTACGTTTACTGCCTCGGCCGGCCTATCGATGGACGTACAGTACGCTGTGGTCCGTCAATCGAATGTCGATATCCCATTCTTCTATTGGGAGATTTCCACAGTTTCGGTAGCCGCCACGCAATTCGGCATCTCGGTCCCAGCTACGGGATTCTGGGAGACGTCCGATAACGTTTAAGCCAAGGGCGCGCTATGACAATCGAGACGATTACCAGCGGGGCGGCGTCCACGATCTCGGACCTTGATCCGACGCTGCCAGCGGCTTCTGACCCTAAGTCAGAGGGCGATAATCATATCCGTCAAACAAAAAAGGCATTGCAGCTCACCTTCGTTAATGTGAGCGCAACTGTCTCGGGTGTGGCCTCGGAGCTATCCTTTGCTCATAAGGGCGGGACGGTCTCTGGAAATGCTTTTATTAAGGGCAAAATCGACTGTGGAAGCATCTCTGTGTCTGCGACCGCCGTTGTCAACACAAAGCTGATCGTTGCTGACGCCGCTATAGCGGGCTCGCTAACTGTTTCTGGCACCAGTGTCTTCGTAAGCCCAGCAACATTTGAGAAGACTGTAACAATCAGCCATCTGGTAGCGGCTAATATTGTAGTAGGAAGATTTCAAAGCAAAGGCACCAAGGTCGCTGCGTCGCACGATGGCTTGACGGTGGGCTATAACGCAAGCGGCGATTACACTATCAATCATCCTTTTGACACTCTCAACTATGTGGCGATGGTATCGCTTGAAGGCAGCGCCACGGCGTTGGTCGCACAGGTCCACAACCTCGGGAGCACCAGCTTTGATATTGATGTCCGTCAAATCCCAGGGGGCTTGGACACAACTACGGCGGTGCCGAGCAATGCGGGATTGCATGTTAGTGTCCATAAGCTATGAGACTTCCCTTTGATAACGTCGGCGCCATCGGCGTTATCGGCGATTTAAGACCCGAATCTCTACCCGTTGATGCCTGGACACGGCTGGTCAATGTCGATCTAGGTTATGACGGCGTTACTAAAGCTCAAGCTGATGAGGAGATCTATTTTCTCACAGTCATCGCCGGCACTACATCAATCCAGAGCATTGCTCACGATCCGTGGTTTCTGATGCCTGTTGAGGCGGACGGGATCACGTACTGGATTTATCCTGGCGTAAATCAAGTTCACGCAGCAACAGCGCTTATTAATCGGGTGGCGCTGACTCGACAGTCAGCTACCAGCACGGCTTCGATTGATACCTCGAGCGTCGAAAAAGAATACTCAGCCACTACGGGATCACTGTGGTCAGGCGCCATTCTAGCTGGAATCCCACTCCTGAATGTAGACACTGCGCCTCCACAGTATTGGTATCCGATTAGCACTAGTCAGCGGCTTCAAGAGCTGGACTGGGACAAATCTGCGGGGACTAAGTGGAGCGAGCGCACGGCGGGAGCTATTACCTGTGAGACGCTCCGCACTTACAGAGAATATGCGATTGCACTGAAAACCACAGAAGGCGGCACAGCTTTTCCTCGTCGTCTTCGCTGGTCCCACCCCGCTCCGCCTGTAACCACGCCATTTACTTGGGATGAATCCAAACCCGCCTATGATGCGGGCATTCATGACTTCGAAGAGACCAACGATGATTTAGTCGATGCGGAAGTCTTGCAAGGCATTCTGTACGTGTACAAAGAGGGTACGACCTGGCCCGTGACTTGGGTGGGCGGCCGCAATATTCTAGCTTTCGGGACAAGCGCGCGCTTCAAATTCGGGTGCTTTGCACCGGGCTGTATTGGTGCGATGCAAGACCGGCATTTTGTACTAACAGGCTCTCATATGCTGGTCCATGACGGCACCAGCTATCAAGATGTAGGCTCAGAGCGGTGGGAGCGGACGCTTTTTGGGGCCATTGACTCTACTAACTGGCGAAGGACCTTTGTTTTTGTCAACGAGTATCAAGACGCTCACGAGGTGTGGATCTGCTATCCCTCGACGGGGGCGACATGGTGCGATGAAGCTCTAATCTGGGACTATCAGCACAATACCTGGACCCAGCGACCGCTCAAAGGAATTTCGGCTATAGCGGCTGGGACAGTGGCGCAAAATGTAATTACGACATGGTCGCCGGATACACAGGCGTGGGACGCTGATCAATCGAGCTGGAATGAGAGTGCCTCTGACCCGAGACAATTTGTACCTGTCGCAGCGATGCCCGACCAGGGTGGTTTTTTGCTAAGCAAGCGTTTGTGGCGTGTGAAATCTCAATATGAGGACTACATCGGTGGCTCGATTGGCGGCGAGAATGCAAGCGTCCCATACCAAAAGGTGACAAGCATTGTGGAGCGAATCGGATTGCCTCTGGCGGGCCAAAGGCGTGATGGGACACCAAAAACGGGGGTGCTCAGGCGTTATCTAATCAACGAGGTTTGGCCACGTATCCGTGCGCCTGATGGGACCGTGGTCAATGTCACACTCGGATTTCAGGAGACACTACAAGATGCAGTGGTCTGGGGCACGTCGAGGGCATTCACGGTGGGGACCAGTTTGTTTACGGAGCACTACGCGGAGGGGCGCATTTCGTCAATCCGATTCGAAACCGATGCCGCTGTCCGATGGACCCTCATGGGATACGAGCTCGATATCCAGCCCGCAGGAGAGTACTGATGCCGAAGAAAATGGAGCGCGCCTTGAAGCGCAGCGCAAAAAAAAAGGGTCTGGGTAAAGAGCGCACAGGCGCCTATGTTTACGGCACAATGCAAAAGCGCTCGTCCTGGAAACCACCGGGGAAGCGTAAGCGGTGAGCCGCTATACTTTCCAGCCACCTCCCTCGGGTGATCTCGATATCATTCGGCGCTGGCTCGAGCAAGAGTTGGAGAAAATTCGCGGTGCACTTGACGCCTTGTACGATGGTGAAATGGAGAGTACACGCACAGAGCCCGCACGGCCCCGCTATGGCACGATCACAATCGCCGAGCCTAACGGGTGGGACCCTGGCTCCGGGCCTGGGTTTTATGGCTATGAGGGCACAACCACTGCCTCAGGCACTTGGGTGAAATTCTAATGGGGTTTCCACTACTCGATAATCTTTTCGGCGGCGGGACGCAGAAGACAGAAACGGAAGTTAACCCGCCAGCCTATCTGGAGCCGTTTCTTGATCCGTATGGCGAAGGGCTGACGGATGCTTTCCAGCGTACGCTTCAAACTCCGCCGTGGAGCCAGCCCTCCTATACAGGCATGGGCCCCACCCAGCGGGCGGCTATAGAGGCCCAGCTTAGCTCGTTACCTTTGATGAGCGGGCAAATCGGTGGCCTACAGGATTTCACCTTCGGTGCCATGGACCCGATGAATAACCCCTTCCTCCAGGGGGCTTTCGGCGGTGCCTTGGCGGGCCAAGACATTTTTGGGCAATTTGCCAGCGGAATGCGAGATGCGCCCACGGCACTGGCAGGACCGGGAAGCCAAGCCCAGCTCTCACAGCTCGGAAGCACTCCGGGACTCGAGCGGATGCTCGGCGCGGACCCCAATGCCGATGTCTGGGGCGGCATGTTTAACACCATGGGCGGCAACATGCTCGAGCAATTCCGGGAAGGCGTCCTGCCGGCCCTGAGAGCCGACGCACAGGCCGCTGGCGGTTATGGGCAGTCTAGGCACGGTCTTGCGCAATCGGGCGCTGTGGGGGAGCTGGCGGATGCTCTCGCGCAAATGGGCACCCAATTCGGGCAGATGGGGGCCTCGGAAGCGATCAATACCCGCAACCTTGGGGCGCAGCTTGCGCAAAACCCGGCTTTAGCCAATCTAGCTGCTGCTAACCAAATGGCGATGTTTAATGTGGGCCAAGGCAATCAGATGACCCGTGCCGATGTGGATGCCATTAATCGCATGAGCCAATTTAATGCCACTCAGCAGATGAGCGGCGCGGGGGGGCTGCAAAATCTATTCGGTCAAACGTTTGGTCCTAGCATGGCGTTTTCATCATCTGCCATGGGGATGGCGCCCGGAGTCATCGGGATGGGTCAGGACCCGTTTAATATTGCACGCGGCATCGGCGGTGATGAGGAGAGAGCTCAGGCAATGCGGGTGGGTGAGCAAGAGAGATTATACAACCAAGGGCGCATGGACCCGATGGGCTTATTCGGACAATATGGCTCCACATTGGGCGCTCCGATATCGGGCGTGCCGACAGGCAGTACAGGCTCACAATCGGGTGGTGGGATGAATATCGCCGATATCGCCATGCTGGGTCTAGGCGGATATGGAGCATTTGGCCCGCCTGGCCTTGACTTGTTTGGTGGTGGTGGAGGCGGCGGCTTTGGCGGCGCGGCGCCCCCTCCCAATCTTTGGAACAATCTTGGGTTTTGAGAAAATGACATGGCTTATCTAGGACCACAACCCGGCATTCTCGGCACTCTCAGAGGGCTCAAGCGGGATCTAAAGAAGCAGGGCATCGGCCGCTCAGGTCGTGCGCCACTGCGTCAGGCTATTCAAGATCTACGAGGGGGCCAGAATTTTAATCAGGGTGATTGGAGGCAACTTCGTGGCGAGCTGGGAGATGCGGGCGTCCCCCGGGGACTCACTCGAGGGATTGGCCAGACACTACGCGGTCAACTGCGAGCGCCTATCCCCTATGCCAAGCCGGGCTCTGACAGATATGTATCACCAGGGGGCGTGCCCGAAGCGTTAGGGCTAGAGAGCGTGGGCGTTGGCGGCGGCGGGCCGGAAGGCAGCCCTGGCGGTCGGGTGGAAGCCAATGAGGGACCATACGGTTTGGGCGGCGGCCAGCCAGAAGATATGCTGCAACAGTACCAGCAAATGTACCAGCAAATGCAACAACAGCAGCAGGGGATAGGTCAGCCACAAATGGCGAGCAGCGGCTGGAATCCCTACGGCGGATTCGACCCTCGGATGGCTTTCAATAACAGATTTGGTAGTGGTCAGTACGCCAATGCTTTACCGCAATTTGCAAACAATATGCTTCGCCAGCGGCGCCAAGCGATGCCATTTTGGGAGATGCCAGGCGGCTATCAGGGTGGCCAGAATTGGGGCCAGAATAGCTTTCTCAACCCCCTTCAAGGATTGCAGCAGTGGGCGCAGGGGCAGGGGCAGGAGCCGCCATCTCGAGTGACGGCCAATAATGAGCCCGTAGGTCAGCAGCCGCGATCCGTGGATGGGACTCTATACCGCCCAGGACACCCGTTTTATGATATGAGCATTGGTGAAATCAGACGGACTACGAGGTAGCGTCATGCCACTAGGATTCGACAATCCCTATCTAGGTCTTGCGGCGGGCTATTTTGCCAATCGGGGACCTGGCACATCACCGATGCAGGCTCTTGGCGGTGGCATGCAAACCGCAATGCAGATGCAAATGTTGCAAAAGCGGCAAGAACGAGAAATGGAAAAGGCCGAGCTTGCTCTCAAAGAATCCCAGCGCAAGGCAAAGCTTGTGCAGAATCAAGAGAAGTACGCAGAGCAAGTGGCGAAAATAGGGGAGAAGCATGGCCCCGAGGTTGCTGAACTAGCACGTGCCCGTGTGATGGCGGGCGATTTAGCTGGTGGGTTGAAATATGCTCAACTTGGAAGGGTGGAGACAGCGGCGCCAAAGACTTGGGAAATTGATCGCGGTTTACAAAAAGAGGAATGGATGTACGATTCTGCGACGGGCGAGAAAACGATGGTGGCCACAGGGCCCCGGGTGGCTGGTGCAGGCACTCAATTTGAAATGGGGCCAGATGGAACGATGCGGGTTTCCATGGGTGGGCCGGCGGGGAGCGGTGGGCTACGAGCTCCGCTGGCTAAGCCTCAGCAGAGCAAAGTTCAGGAGAATCTGATCCGCAACGTTGAAGCGCGCGGAGCCATGGCGGCGATTAGGCGAGACTATGATCCAAAGTTTTTGACCTTGGGTGGCCAGGCAAAGCGGAAAGGCCTGAAGCTTGTCGATTATCTGACTGAGTTACCTGAAGGCGCAGGAAAGCAATATCTCATCAACTATCGGAAATTTTCGCAAGGTGTCAATCGAGAATTCAACGCCTACCGGAAATACATAACAGGCGCTGCGGCAGCAATGTCTGAACTGCTATATCTGAAAGATTCAATGATTAACATGGATTTGGGCCCGGCAGAAATGGAAGGAGCTATGCAGCAATATGAGGAAGAATTGCAACGGGTGACCCGAATCAAGAACAAGTTGCTGCGGGAAGGGCTAGACGTCAGCCAAGATGAGAATTCCGCCTGGGGTCAACAGATGGACTTGCATTACGCCAGCGGTGGCGATGACGATCCCGAGGTCCGGGCGCAGGAAGTGCAGCAGATACTGCAGCAACAGGGTGTGCAAGGT